GTGCTTTAATTTTTACACCATGTGAATTTTGTGAACAGTTTAATTGTATTTGACCATCATTAGAACCACCATCACCATTTACAGTTAATCCATTGTAATTAGTTGTAACAGTTGCACCAGTTAATGTTTTAGATGCCATTGTTGTAGGCAATCTTGCATCATTTAAAGTTCCTGAAGTAATATTTGATGCTGCAATAGATGCTACATTAAATGTACCAAATCCAACAATATCTACAATATCGTTTGCTGTAGCACCTGAAGCTAATACAACAGATGTACCTGAAGTAACAGTTACGTCTGTACCATTAACTAATTTAACACCATTAAGATAAACATCTATAAATCCTGCATCATATGCAAGTGTGTTTCCATTATCGTCTGAACCTGTAAATGTTGTTTGACCACCTGAAGCTGTGTATTTGAATCTAGCTGATGTACCATTTACTGTAGATCCAGCAGCTGCCCATCCTGATGATTTGTAAACTTTTAATTCATTAGCTGTTGTATCAAAATATAAATCACCAACATCTAAACTTGTTGATGGAGCAGATGAAGCTACTCTATATCTTTCAGCAAAACTATTTACACCTGATATATTTGTAGCAACAGTTGTAACATTAGCTGAATTAGATGCTAAAGTATTTAATCCACTAATAGCTGCTAGTGTATTCATGTCAGATACAGTTTGAGTTGTACCTAACGTGTTCATATCTGAAACTGCATCTGCTGTTCCAAGTCTACCAATCTCAGTAGCTTTACCTGCTACTGTTGTAACTTCTGTAGCTTTTGGAACTAATCTATGAAAAGCATATGTGTTAAGTGTAGATGTAGTTTCTACAATTAAACCAAAACCTGAGTTATATGTAACTGTATCTCCTGCTCCTGTAATAGTAACTGTAGAGTTTCCTACTGTACCATTTGCAATACTTATCTCACCACTACCATTTGATGTATAATTTGTAGATAAAGCTTTGATACTAACAAGTGTACCTGCTCCATTATTGACATCAGGGTTTGCATTTGGAAAAGCTAACTCATTTGCTATTGGAACAAAGCCACCTACATCATCTACTAAGTCTATAACTCTAGCATCAATAGCAGCTGTTGTTGCTACTCTAGAATCATTTGATGACCAAGTATCTCCTGAAGCTATTGTTTCTGTAGAGTCTTGCCTAAAATATCTAGCATCAGAAGCTGATGTAGTAAATAATGTAACATCATCTGCTGTCGCTGAAGAATGTTCTGAATTTGTAACTAATACTGCGTCAGCTATTTTTGCAGCTGTAACAGCATCATCAGCTATCTTAACAGCAGTAATTTGTGCATCTGCTATGTGTGCTGTATCAATAGATCCATCTGTATAATGTTCACTATTAATAGCGTCATCTGCAATTTTAGTTCCTGTGACTGCATCAGCAGCAATCTTACCTTCTGTAACTGCACTAGCATTAATTTTAGCAGCTTCAACTGCATTAGTTGCTAGTTTAGCAGCAGTAACATTTGCATCTGTAATCTTAGCTGTTGTAACTGAATTAGATTTTAAATTAGCTGCATCAATAACATCTTCAGGTATAGCATCACTTGTTTTAGATAATATACCTACATATATAACTAGGGTTTCACTTTGTAATGATCCTGAATCCCAAGTTACATTTACTGTTGTATCAGAAGAAAAAGATGAACTAGATATTGTACCTACGATTGTACCTGTAGAACTACCTACAGCTTTAACTCTTCTACCAGCATGATAAAAAGCAGTTACGTTAGCTCCTGCTACTGTGAAAGACGTACTACTAGCGTATGCAAATGTATGAGATCCATCACCATCTCCATAAATTACCCATTGGGCATCATTGTACCATTCTCTAATATCTGCAAGTTGAGCTCTTATCGCATTGTTAATATTAGAAGGTAACATACCTTCACCAATATTTATACCTCCTACTGAAGTATTATTGGTTGCCGTACTACTATAGTCTTTTATACCTGCCATTATTCTCCCATAAACCAAGCAAATGCTTTATTGTTTTCTGTATTCTTTTCGTTAATTAATGTATTGATAGCTTCTTCAATTTGTCTTTGAAAAAACTCTTGAGTTTCAAAACTGTATCTAACATTATCAATATCAGTTTTGTCTGTCATATCCTGTGCCTTCTTTTCTATTTTTCCATCTTTTGTTCCACGCCCAAACGTTTAACTTAGATGAATAACGTTCTAGTATGGCAAGGATAAAATCTTTCATCTTATCCCTGCTCTTACAGCTGTTATATCTATGCCTTGACCATGATTAAATGTCGTGCCTCTCGCCACTTTGACATTTGCTCTGAAGTATCTACCTGATTGTCTCACAGGATTAATACCGCTGTCTGTCATAGATGCTGAGGTAGATTCTGTAGCTGTATTAGCTAATCTATCTCTAGTCTTGATAGTTACTGTTGCCTGTGCATCTACTATAGGTCTTACACCTGTTATAGAAGCTCTATGGCCAGGAAATATCTCAACTTCCGATGTCTCTATCTCAGACTGGTTATCAGTTCCACTAAAAATTGCAGCTTGGTAAGAGTTATTTATAGCTCCTAAAAACCTTTGCCCACCTGACCAAAAATCAGTATCTAAGGCAATATTGATGTTTTCTAGGTTCTGAGAGATAATATCCATTAACTCTACAGTATAAGCTCCTACAAACTGACTAAATATAAAACTAGCATTAGCTTCTGCTAATGACCATTTTTTAGTAGCATAGTTATAGATTATAATTCTATCACATATACCAGTTGTATTATTTGTGTTTTGTGCTGATGGATAAAGCCACATAACCAGTTGGTTAAATGGATCTACAGCTGCACATATTCTATCAGAAAAAGCTTTGTTTAAATCTAAATCAAAAAATCTATTTACTTTTTCTGCTCCTATACCAACAACATTATCTCCTTGTATTTCAAAGAATCCGTCATCAGCATAAAAGAAAACTCTTCTATTATCTTGTGCTACAGTCTTACCATAAACAGCTCCTCTATTAGGAGATATAACTGATAATCTAAATACTGTTGCACCACCTACATAGTCCATACGGATAATTTGATTTTGTCTAAATACATATCCATATTCACCTGAAGTTATATGCATGATCTCACCACCTGATCCTGGTAGATCTTGTTGATCAGCTTGTTTAGTTCCTGATTGCCAAGTACCAATATCATTAATACCTGACCATTGTATTCTGTTTTGATTTGTAGGTTGATTACCTGTAACTAAAAAATCCCTAATAACTCCTGATACTCTAAATGTAGGAACGCTACCTGATGTAGCTATTGATGATAAATTAGCAAAGTTAGTTGATGTTCCCATCAAATAATACTGAGGTGCATCTACACCATTACTTGCTATGATATGATTACCAAACTGTGTAAATGTAAAGTAATCTGAATTGCCTCCTGTAAGTGATGACTTTCTAGAAGTAAATGCACCACTAGCTAATTGATATATATCTGTATTCTTTGCAACAAAGTTAAATACATTACCTGAGTTATCTCTAAAAGAACCACCACCTCTAGCGTCAGCTCCCATATTGTTAGAGCTATAATCTACCAAAGACGGAAATCTTTTATAAGAATTTAATGCGTAATATACATTTGTTGCTACGTTAGCTCCTGGATTCAAATGTTTAGGTTGATCAGGAAGCCACTCTCCAAAAGGTACTTGCATTATTTTCTCCTATAGAATGACAGATCTGTA